TTTGCGTTATTTGTTAACGGTGTAAAAGTAGGAACAGACACTAGCGGCAATGTTTTGTCGGCTGATACTTTTACACAATTGGCTTTAAATAGTGGTATTGCCGGAACCGGTCAACCATTTGAAGGCAAAATTAAATGTATTGCAGTTTTTAAAGAGTTTTTAACAGATGCTCAATTAATAAGTTTAACATCATAGCAATGAAAATAGGTAAATACGAGCTAGATAGTAAGTCAGCATATGAAACAAAATTAAAAGCTTTAGGTACTGCTAAAGATGAAGATGGTAATGATTATCCTACTCACAGTCATAGCTTAGTTGCGCTTGGTAATATTGTTATAACGCCTGGCGAATACGACGAAGAAGGTAATGAAACTAAAGCACCGGTTCTAAGCGATAAATATCACGTAGATGTTATGTGGGTAGGCTTAGAAGATCATCCTGATGGTTGGAAAGAGTTTGCAATAGATATAGAAGACAACGGCGTGCATATGTTTGCAGGCGTAGACTACGATTCTAATAAATTTTAAAAATGGCTAAACTAAACAAAAGTAAAATGGCTTGCAACAAGCCTAGAAGAACACCTAAGCATAAGACTAAGTCTCATGTAGTTAAAGCTTGTTCTGGTGGCGTGCAAAAAATTATACGGTTTGGACAGCAAGGTAAAAAAGTAGGTACTTTATCAGGTACTGCAGGTAAAGCTAAAAAAGGAGAGTCTGCTCGCATGAAAGCTAAAAGAAAAAGCTTTAAAGCTAGACACAGAAAAAATATAGCTAAAGGTAAGATGAGTGCTGCTTACTGGGCTGATAAAGTTAAATGGTAATGAGTAATAGTAAGAAAAAATTTAAAGACACTAAAGTTGGTCAGTTTTTATCAAAAGCAGCGCCTGGTATATTAAGCAAAGTAGGTGATGTACTACCTGATCAAGGCGTGTTTGGTGTTGTTAAAAATTTAATAAAAAAAGACGAAGCGCTACCTGTTGAAGACAAAGAAAAAGCATTAAAGCTTTTAGAGCTAGACGTTATTGAAATGCAAGAGATAAGTAAGCGCTGGGCTGCTGATATGAAGTCTGACTCTTGGCTTAGTAAAAACACAAGGCCAATGGCTTTAATATTTCTAACAGTTTCAATGGTTTTTTTAATACTGCTAGACAGTTTTAACATAGACTTTGAAGTTGACAGCGGTTGGGTTGATTTGTTAAAATCTTTGCTAATAACAGTGTACGTAGCGTATTTTGGTTCACGAGGCGCTGAGAAGTTTAAATCAATAAGTAAATAAAAGCTAATATAAGTGATTAGTATATTATAAATTAAATTAAATCAAAATGAGTAATAAAATAAACGAAGAAGAGTTAGAAAAATTATCTAACCAACAGTCTATTAAAGCTAGGCTTTTATCAGACATTGGAGCTGTTGAAGCTCAAAAACACGAGCTATTACATACTTTTGCAGAAGTTGTAAGAGAGTCTAGAAAACTTAACGATGAGTTAGAAGAAAAGTACGGTAAAATTACTGTTAACTTAGAAGACGGAACTTACGAAAAAATTATAGAAGAAAATGGCCAAGCTGATTAGAAAAATAAGTATTGGCACGGATTATAAAAACGAAGCAATGCATTACTCTGTAGGCCAGCAGGTTTACGGAGGTCATTGCATCTGTGATATACTTTACGATCAAAAAGACGGATCTTATAATATATACATAGAAAAAAACAAAGAAGTCATACCTTGGAAAAAGTTTAATTCTAACATGGCTGTTTCAATAGAATATAATCTAGAATATTAATGCAAAGTTTATACAGCTTTATTATACAGCCTAAAAATGGTAGGTATACTAATGAAGTTAGTGTTGGTGATAAAAAGTTAATTATCAATACGACTATGGACGATCACAAGTTTGTTAATCGCGTTGGCATAGTTAAATCAATACCTTTAATAGGCGATACAAATATAAGCGTTGGCGACGAAGTTATAGTTCACCATAATGTTTTTAGAAGGTTTTATGACATAAGAGGCGTTGAAAAAAATAGTACATCTTATTTTAAAGAAGATATGTACTTCTGTTATTACGAGCAAATATTTTTATATAACGACGGAAGCTGGAAAGCTCCAAGGAATTTTTGCTTTGTAAAGCCTATTATTAAAAAACATAATAACATTGTAACAGAGCAAAAAGAGCAAAAGCATATTGGTATATTAAAATATGGTAATAGCTCGTTAGAGGCGCTAGGAATAAACGAGGGTGATCTTGTAGGCTTTACGCCTGTAAGCGAATATGAGTTTATTATAGATAATAATAGACTTTACCGCATGCGAACTACTGATATTACAATTAAATATGAATACAAAGGAGACGAAGTTGAATATAATCCAAGCTGGGCAAAAGGCTGTGGAAGAACTTATTAAAGTTGCTAAAGAACCTATAGTAGATTCAGATGACGACATATCAGCTGACAGACTTAAAAATGCAGCTGCTACAAAAAAGCTAGCTATATTCGACGCCTTTGAAATACTTACTCGCATACAAGAAGAAGAAGACATGTTAAACAATAAGCCTAAACAAGAAGATAAACAAAGAACTTTTAAAGGCTTTGCTGAAGGTAGATCAAAATGAGTTACAAGCAAACTCTAGTAAAAACACTAAAAGATCACATAAGACCTCAAGCATTAAAAAAAAATAACAGATATAAAAAGTGGGAGTACGGATATAACAAAGAATACGATATGGTTGTTATATCTAAAACAGGTGAGATAGGTGAAGTAATTGAAATACAAAACTTAAAAATAGCTTTACCAAAGCCTAGTAACGTTCACAAATTTAAATCTAACACTTGGGAGCATAGCGAATATCCAAAAGTATTACAAAGAATTAAGTCTGTATTTGATTGGGAAGAATATCCTGTAGAATTTAAAGAGCAATGGTATGATTATATCGATAGTGAGTTTAATAAAAGAGAAGAAGGTTTTTGGTTTTATAACAAAAACGTTGCTACTTATATTACTGGCACTCACTATATGTACCTGCAGTGGAGTAAAATTGATGTCGGTAAACCAGAGTTTAGAGAGTCAAACAGATTATTTTATATATTCTGGGAGGCTTGTAAGGCCGATTATAGATCCTATGGCATGTGCTACCTCAAGAATAGACGGTCTGGATTTTCATTTATGGCATCAGGAGAAATTGTTAATATGGCGACCATATCAAGCGACTCTAGGTTTGGGATATTATCAAAATCTGGCCCTGATGCCAAGAAGATGTTTACTGATAAGGTGGTACCAATATCCGTTAATTACCCGTTCTTTTTCAAACCGATACAGGACGGTATGGACAGGCCAAAGACAGAGCTTGCGTACAGAGTACCAGCCAGCAAGTTTACACGAAAGAAGCTTGAAACAAACGAGCAACTTAAAGAGCTCGACGGCCTTGACACAACGATCGACTGGAAAAACACAGGCGACAACTCGTACGACGGTGAAAAGCTCAAGCTACTTGTCCACGATGAGAGCGGCAAGTGGGAGCGCCCGACAAACATCCTCAACAACTGGCGCGTTACGAAGACGACGCTAAGGTTAGGTAGTAGAATTATAGGCAAGTGTATGATGGGTTCAACTAGCAACTCATTAGACAAAGGCGGTGATAACTTTAAAAAACTTTATTATGACTCAGACGTCACACGTAGAAACCGCAATGGACAGACTAGCTCAGGATTATATTCTTTGTTCATACCTATGGAGTGGAACTACGAAGGATATATTGATATGTATGGAGCACCTGTCTTCGATACTCCGGACAAACCGATACTCGATGCGTTTGGAGACAAAATATACCAAGGTGTAATTGAGTATTGGCAAAACGAAGTTGAAGGTTTAAAAGACGATCAAGACGGACTTAATGAGTTTTACAGGCAGTTTCCACGCACTGAGAGTCATGCTTTTAGAGATGAAGCTAAACAGTCGCTTTTTAACTTAACAAAAATATACGAGCAAATAGATTACAACGACGATATAAGTAATTCTAGTATTGTTTCAAAAGGCTCGTTTCAGTGGAAAAACGGTATAAAAGATACAACAGTAGAGTTTATACCAAATAATAGCGGTAGGTTTAAAGTGTCTTGGGTGCCTAAGTTTGAAATGCAAAACAGGATGCGTTTAAAAAACGGTATTAAATATCCTGCTAATGATCACATTGGCGCGTTTGGCTGTGATAGCTACGATATATCTGGTACAGTTGACGGTGTAGGTTCTAACGGTGCTTTGCACGGACTTACAAAGTTTTCAATGGAAGAAGCGCCTTCAAATATGTTTTTTTTAGAATATGTTGCAAGGCCACAAACTGCCGAGATATTTTTTGAAGATGTATTAATGGCTTGCGTTTTTTATGGCATGCCTATATTATCAGAAAATAATAAACCTAGACTTTTGTATCATTTTAAAAGAAGAGGTTACAGAGGTTATTCAATGAACAGGCCAGACAAGCTTTATAACAAGCTGTCTGTTACAGAAAAAGAAATAGGTGGTATACCTAACTCTTCTATGGATATGAAGCAGTCGCACGCTGCTGCTATAGAGTCTTATATAGAAAAATATGTAGGACAAAGCGAACAAGGTTGCGGTAATATGTATTTTAGTAGAACACTAGAAGACTGGGCTAAATTTGATATTAATAATAGAACATTGTTTGACGCTTCTATAAGCTCAGGACTTGCTATAATGGCTTGTAACAAAAATCTTTACAGGCCAGTTCAACAGCGACAAGTTAAAACTATAAATCTTGGTATGCGTAGGTATAACAATAAAGGATCAAGATCAAAAATAATTTAAATAAATGATTAACAAAGCTATAAAAAGTTCTTTTCCTAGCCAAGCTGTTAGTGACGCAGAGAAAATGTCATTAGAGTATGGCGCTAAAGTTGGTAGAGCTATTGAGCACGAGTGGTTTAATAACAAAAATAACTACAACGATAAAAACGGATCTGGTAGATATGGGTCGTCAAGAAGAGCTTTCAACTCGTTGAGACTATATGCTAGAGGCGAGCAGTCTGTAAGAAAATATAAAGATGAGTTGTCTATTAATGGTGATTTATCTTATTTAAATTTAGACTGGAAACCAGTACCTATTATACCGAAGTTTGTTGATATAGTCGTTAATGGTATGGCTGACAGATCATATAATATTAAAGCTTATTCACAAGATCCAGCATCGATAAAAGAGAGAACAGACTATGTTAATAAAATAGCTAAAGATATGAATACTAAGCCTTTCAACGATATGGTAAAGGCTGATTTCAATATAGACTTGTATGAAACTGATCCAAACAAATTACCTGAATCTACAGAAGAGCTAGAGCTTCATATGCAGCTTGAATATAAGCAAGCTATAGAAATAGCTGAAGAAGAAGCTATTAATAGTGTATTTGATAAAAATAAATATGAGTTAATATCTAGACGAATTAACAATGATTTAACGGTTATAGGTATTGGTGCTGCAAAAAGTTCTTTTAATAAAGCTGAAGGTATTAAAGTAGAATACGTAGACCCAGCTGATCTAGTATATTCAAATACAGATTCACCATATTTTGACGACATATATTACGTCGGTGAAGTAAAAGAAATATATTTAAACGAGCTTAAAAAAGAGTTTCCAGAACTTACTGATGAGCAATTAGAAGAGTATAATGGATATGGAGGATATAACAATATGGCTTACGAGCATAACTCTAAGTCAGACGAACAAAACAGCGTGACTGTGTTATATTTTGAGTATAAAACTTATGCAAATCAAGTCCATAAAATAAAAAGAACTGCTACAGGTGGAAGCAAAGCTATAGAAAAAGATGATACATTTAATCCTCCAAAAGCTGAAGATTTTGAAAAAGTAGATAGAGCTATTGAAGTTATTTACGAGGGTGTAAAAGTAATAGGTAGTAAAGATGTATTAAAGTGGGAGCTAAAGAAAAATATGATGCGACCAAAAGCAGACACTACAAAAGCTCAAATGAGTTATGCTATTTGCGCGCCGCGCATGTATGAAGGTCGTATTGAAAGTCTAGTAAGTCGTATGACTAGCTTTGCAGACATGATACAGCTTACTCATTTAAAGCTTCAACAAGTTATGTCAAGGATGGTGCCAGACGGTGTTTATTTAGATGCCGATGGTTTAGCAGAAGTTGATTTAGGTAATGGCACTAACTATAATCCGCAAGAAGCTTTAAATATGTTTTTTCAAACTGGTAGTGTTATAGGTAGATCTATGACTCAAGACGGTGACATAAACAGAGGTTCGCTACCTATACGAGAAATAACGAGTAGCGCTGGTAATAATAAAATAGCTTCGCTTATAAGTACTTATAACTATTATTTGCAAATGATGCGAGATGTTACAGGTTTAAACGAAGCTAGAGACGGAAGTGTGCCAGATAAAAACGCTTTAGTAGGTTTACAAAAATTAGCAGCGGCTAACTCAAATACAGCAACACGGCACTTATTGCAATCAAGCTTGTATATAACCCTAACAATGGCAGAGTGTATTGCAATGCGAGTGTCTGATGTTATAGAATATTCACCAACAAGAGAGTCATTTATAAAGTCATTAGGTAAGTTTAACGTTTCTACATTAGAAGAAATGGCAAACTTACATTTGCATGATTTTGGTATATTTTTAGAGCTGGCGCCAGATGAAGAAGAAAAAGCTAGATTAGAAAACAATATACAAGTAGCTTTACAAAGCGGACAAATATTTTTAGAAGATGCTATTGATATTAGAGAAGTTCGCAATATAAAGCTAGCTAATCAGCTGCTTAAAATACGTAGAAAAAAGAAACAAGACTTAGACCAGCAGCAAGCTCAGCAAAACATACAAGCTCAAAGCCAAGCAAACGCTCAAGCAGCACAAGCAGCAGCTGCCGCAGATATGCAAAAACAACAAGCTCTTACAGAATCAAAAGCTCAGCTTGAGCAAATGAAATCACAGCTTGAAATAGCAAAAATGGAACGTGAAGCTCAAATTAAAAGAGAATTAATGCAGTATGAGTTTGAAATAAATATGCAGCTGCAGCAAGGGCAAATACAAATTGCTAGAGAAAAAGATAAATTTAAAGAAGATCGTAAAGACGAAAGAACTAAAATACAAGCTACGCAGCAAAGCGAGCTTATAAATCAAAGAAAAACAAACGCGCCGCCTAAAAACTTTGAGTCTGCAGGGCAAGATACTTTAGGTGGATTTGGACTTGAACAGTTTGAGCCGCGTTAAATAAAAACAATAATTATATAATATTTTATCATGTCAGAACAAACACAAACAATAGAAGAGGTAAAAGACGAAGCAGTAGATCAAGTTGAAGCTACAGCTGAAGAGCCTAAACAAGAAGAAATTACTTATAAAGAAAAAACAAAAGACGGGACAATTAAAATTGATTTAGGTAAATTTAAAAAATTTCAAGAACAACAAAACGAACAAACAGATGCCAAAGAAGAAGTGCGGGTGCAAGCACAAGACGAAAAGCCGAAAGAGCCAGTCGCTGAAGAACCGGTTGAAGAAACGGTCATACAAGAGATAACAGAAGAAGAGCCCGTAGTTGAGCAACCTGTTGCAGAACAACCTGTTGTAGAAGAAACAAAGCCAGTACAAGAGCAAAGACAATTACCAGAAAACATAGAAAGCTTGGTAAAGTTTATGGAAGACACTGGCGGTAGTATAGAAGATTATGCAAGATTAAATGCAGACTATACAAACGTAGATAATAATACGTTATTAAGAGAATATTATAAGTCAACCAAACCTCACTTAGATGCAAGTGAAGTTGATTTTTTAATTGAAGACAGTTTTTCATTTGACGAAGAGTTAGATGAAGAGCGTAATATTAGAAAAAAGAAGTTGGCTTTGAAAGAAGAAGTTGCGAAAGCTAAAAAGTTTCTTACTGGACTGAAAGACGAGTACTACAAAGAAGTCAAGTTGAGTTCTAAGTTGTCTAAAGATCAGCAAGAAGCTATTAACTTTTATAACGAATATAACCGAAAACAAACCGCTACCAATGAGATCCAACAAAAGCAGTATAAGCAATTTCAACAAAGTACTAATAATGTTTTCAACGAAAACTTCAAAGGTTTTGATTTTAGAGTCGGAGACAAAAAATATCGGTATAATGTAAAAGATGCAGCTGCTGTGAAGGATTACCAGAGTGACATAACTAATTTCGTTAAGGAGTTCTTAGATGAAAATAATATGATGAAAAACGCTGCTGGTTATCATAAAGCTTTATATGCTGGTAAAAATATTGATAAAATAGTATCACATTTTTATGAGCAAGGTAGGGCTGACGCTATAAAAGAAAACGCTATAAAGTCAAAAAACATTGACATGGGCGCTAGAACTGTTAAACCAGTTGTAGATGCTAGCGGTATGAAGGTTAGAGTGTTAGGTGGTGATAATAGTTCAAGGTTAAAATTTAAAATTAGAAAAAAATAAACAATTTAAAAATTTAACAAAATGGGATTTAACACATCTTTAGGTTTAGGTGGATCATATTCACTTACGCCGCACCCAACAGCAGATGTTTTGTCTACAAACTATATTAGCTTTGTTGACGGAAGTGCTGATTGGTCACAACAATATCTACCTGAGTTGTACGAGCAAGAAGTAGAGCGCTACGGAAATCGTACTATCAGTGGATTTTTACAAATGGTAGGCGCTGAAATGCCTATGAG